GCTATGGGTCCTATAAGTGCCTGTATCATTCTATGATCCTCACAATATAGTTTGTGCCATCTGTATTCTTTGATACCTCAACTGTTTTATTTTCGCAAGAATACCGCACAGAAGTGGACTTTTTGTATAAATTACGTTCAATGGTGCGTTTGGCTTTCAAACATTTAGAAATCTTCTCATAAGCGGTATGCTCCGAAACATCCCCGCTCATATATAAAATTAACGTCATGGTTTTAATTACTGTTGCGTCCATTTCTTAACTTCTCTATTTGGCTTTCTATGTTTGTAATTCTCTTTTCATAAAAATCTAATGTCAGCTTTTGCTGCTGGTCATGCGGTGCGCGGCCTTCATCTATCTGCTCTTGGAGCTTAGAAAGCTGCTCCGCTAAATGCTCAATCAGCATATACTGCTCACTATCGGCTGGCAAACTACCCATATCGCCGCGAGGCCATTTAATACGAAACTCTGTGTTTTGCCCTAAATCTGCTTCTATCAATACAAATTTATTCTCAATCGTATTTAGGCGTTCAATGATTCCAAAATATGCCCATGTTCCTATAGCCGCCCCTACAACCATCGCCATAAGGTTGCGAATAGGCATTGATAATTCAGTGTTCTCGTTTAATTTCGTAGCCATTACTCAACACCCATTATCCGTGACAGACCAAACACCTCCATAAGCATAAACGTAAAGAACAACAACAAAATACCACCAGCGATCAATTTACCACTAAAATTAGTAGAACCTATTTTTATAGCTACAAACTCATTGCCTAATATTCGCAAAACAAGCTCAAAACTATTTTCCCCCACGTTTACAGATACAGGTTTTTTCTTTTCTTCAGTCACAACTTTTCTTCCCCGCACAATCTTCTGGAAAGCAATGCGCCATCATCTGATAATATTTGTTCTTGTAGGACGCTTCCCACATATTTTCGTCAATCAAATAAACGCATTGCTCTTCTGTCATCACTTGCTGCAATACTATCTGATTACCAATATATTCCCATTCTGCGCCAGTGTTCCCCCACATACTTATTACCAGCAGGAACCCCTTTTCCATTTTCAGTACAACTCCGTATTTTCATTTACCTTAACAGGTTTACAATACGCAGTAGCTCTATGTTTAGCAGGAACACCACTTAAACTCCCATAATTACCATATCTTTTAGTTATCTGGGATGCAAAATAATTACAATCTGTAACAGACCTAAAATACATATCTTGACTTTGTACTTTGCCGCCTAATACAACTACCAATAAAAACGCATGAATCATTCTTTAGACTTTTTATCTGCGTAAGCATTTGCTCCAAAGTAAGCCGCAACGAGTGCGCTGTTCGCGACAAAATAAGTCGGCGCAATATCTGTAATCATTGTTGCCGCATTTTCATAACCAAGCATTGAAGTGATTAGTATGGCGGCGGGATAATTTAATGTGCCAAATAAAGCAAACCATGTCATATATCGCATACTGTCACGACGTGCATCAGCATCTTCTAACTCTCTGCGTTTAAACTCCAAAGCCATAGAAATTTCATCATCGCAAAGCGTATCATCATTATTTGTATCAAGATGCTGATAGGCACTATCTTTTTGAAGCTTTTTCTGAGCCACTAAAAAACACCTTTAAAATTCATCCCCGCAATAGCTGCACCACCACCTCTGGATTTTGAGCCTTTTGCTACTTCACCAGTTCTAGGTGAACCCATACTGCGTTGTACAGGTTTAGTGGTTTTTCTACCCATTGCTTCCATAAGATCAAACTCCAGTATTTCAATTTTATCTGGGTCTGTTTCACTAGCTAACATTTCTTTTAGCTCTTTTACTCGTGTGTTTCTAGTCAACCTATTAGTCATCTTACTCTCCTTAAAATTTTGGACCTGAAGCAATACCTGTATTTGCTCCGTATGCACCAGCTATACTATCTTTGCCTACCACACTACCAGAAGCAATACCTGTATTTTGTGAAGAACTTTTAGCACCCCTCCTCCCAGCAATCGTATTGGCTAACCCAACAATACCCGAAATAGTATCATTCACACCCACTAATCCAGGAACAGCTGAAAAAGCACCCAGAGGCGTATTTTTTCCAGGAATAGCCATATTTGCTACATTTTCTAGAAATCCTACATTAGGGTCATATCCTATCAAACCAGCTAATCCACTGCTTTGTCCAGGACCATATTGATCCATAAAACCAGCAACCTCAGGGGCTTCCATATCAATACTGCCAATACCCAAACTAGAAGGATTGCCAAATCGACCAGAAATTATCCCCGCTACAATACTATTCATAGCCTTATCGGAATAGGGATCTAAACCAGCAGCAATCGCAGCATTAATACCATCTACTAAACCCCTTTCAGTAGCAGTACCTTCGGTGGGGCTTCCCGCAGGACCTCCATATGGGTTGCCTTCAGTAGGACTTCCGGGACCATCTTGACGACCTACACCAGTTCCTCCAAGACCACCCGAAGTACTTCCACTACTCGCTCCGTAGCCAACACCTACATCAGCATCACTGTAGCCACCACCTTCTTCGTCGGAATCATTGTTTCCAGCACCAGAGCTACCGCCAGCACCGGAAGTTCCACCAGAACCAGCTGGACCCCCGCCACCACGATCTGCCATTAGCCCCTCCCCTTATTAGCTGAACGTTGCATAGCAATTTGTGCTCGCATTGCAGCTATATCTTCTGTACTTTCAATACGCTCACGTTGGATTGCAGCTTGCTCTTGAGCTTTACGCTTATTAAATTCAAGCTCCATTTGCTCTTGTTGGGCATCTTGCATCTGGTCTTGTTGCTTTAACTGTAACTCTTGTTGTTTTAATTCAACTAAGGGGTCTTGTCTTTGATCACCAAGAACCTGTGCTTCTTCTTGCAAGTAAGCCGTCATAAGCTGAGCTTCTATTTCATCCATTCTATTTTGCATCATTTCAGGAGGTATTTCTTGCCCCTGTTGTTGCATAGCTTGCATTTCTTGTTGTGCAACCATCTGCCCTTTTAAACTTAGATGCTCAAATATATGCGTTTGCAAAATCTGCGTAGCTGCAGGATTTGCTTTAACTGTCATACTCTGCATAAATGCTAAATGCGTTTGAATATGTGCATCATGGTTTTGTTCAGGAAAAGCCTTCAACTGTTGTCTGCCAGTTAGAGCCATTTGCAATTGACCATTTTCTGTAATCGCATTTGTAGGTTGCGGCTGTTGGGGTGGGGTCAATATTTGTTCGATATTATCTACACCCAAAGCACTATACATTCTACGGAAAGCTTCATAAGTATTATGCATCTGTGGGTTTGCCTGTGCGAGTTTTAATTGCTCACTCGCTAAACTCACACGCTGCGACATACTGAAAATATTAGGGTTAGCTACAGGTACAATATCCACACGACCATCAAAATCTTGTGCTTTCATACCTTGTTGGTTTCCTGTGACATTGTACAGGTAATCAGTACCATCTGTTGCTATGATTTCTGCAAGTAATTTAAATTCCTGCTTCATAGCATTATACAAACGCTTATGCACCGCAGACATAATACGACTGCCACGTTCCATAAGTGCAACTGTTGTACCTACAGGCATCTCAGTATTCTGAATATTGCCTGTACCTATATCTGTCGTGCCAACAAATTTTTGTGCTGCCTGTACTACAAAACCAAGCAGCTGAAACAGAGTCGCGCTCGGCTCTTTGTAGGGCAGAGGTAAGAGCGAGCCGCGAAGCTCCGTTCCAACAACATCGACATCCCGCCATTCTCCAGGCTGAAGGGGCTGGTCATCATCTCGTATACGTAATCCTCTAGCTTTAAATCCAGCTGGCATATTAGATAAAGTGCCAGCATCAATTAACTGCCGTAGATTAGCTGTAGCTGTGCGTGATAAATTACCAAGTAAATGGATTAAACCATTACCATAGAATCCAAGTCCAGGAGTAAACATATAATGAATAAAATATTGTTTTTTCCGCTTAAATACATCATTTTCAGCATAATTACGGTATACAGACAAAACTTCAC